TAAAACCGATAATCTTAAACTCTTGCCTCAGGATTATAAAGTTACTCTTTGCGCAAAGGGTATTTCTGAGTTTAAGAGTGAAGGTGTCACATATTATGTGGCTATTGATACTAAGTCGACTTATAGAAAAGGATAATTAAACTATGGCTGAACAGCAACAAGAACCGGTACAAATCTCTCTTCAAGATCTTGCTACCGTTGTACAAATGATTGATATCACCTCGCGTCGTGGTGCTTTTGAAGGTACTGAAATGGCAGGCATTGGTATGCTTCGTAATAAACTAGAAGCTTTCCTACGCCAAAATGCTCCTAAAGGCGAAGTCCCAGAAGGACAAATGCCAGCTGCTGAAGTTCCAGCAGACGTACCAGCTGATGCACCTTTAGCCGATAAGGTTCAATGAGGTAACTAGGGTCGCTACCTAGGATCGAACGATCGCGGGCAATCGTTGCTAAATAAACCCGCACATTACTCTTATATTATGGTGGCTATATGTCTATTGATGCAAAAGCAAATGAAGTACTCTGGGTTGAGAAATATCGTCCCCAGAAAATTAATGATACTATCCTTCCTGAAAAAACCAAAGCAATGTTCAAAAAGTTCGTTGCTGATGATTCTGTTCCAAACCTTCTTCTTACAGGTGGTCCAGGTGTAGGTAAAACTACTATCGCAAAAGCCATGCTCGATGAAATGGGTTGCGATTATATCGTCAAGAATGGTTCTCTTAACGTTAATATCGATACTCTTCGATATGAAATCTCAACATATGCATCTGCCGTATCTTTAAGCGGTGGACGTAAATATGTAATCTTTGATGAGGCTGACTATCTTAATGCAGCCAATGTACAACCCGCCCTTCGTAATTTTATCGAAGAATACTCTTCTAACTGCGGGTTTATCTTTACTTGTAACTTTAAAAATCGTATTATTGAACCTCTGCGTTCTCGTTTGTCTGAAGTTGATTTCACTATTGAAACATCTCAGCGACCAGCTTTGGCTGCTCAATTCTATAAAAGAGTACTTGCCATTCTTGGAAATGAACAAGTCGAATATGATAATAAAGTTGTTGCAAAAGTAATTGAAAAACACTTCCCAGATTTTCGCCGTGTACTTACTGAGCTGCAATCATATTCAGCGGCAGGTCGTATTGATGAAGGTATCTTTATCAATCTAAAACAAGAATCTATGGATGAATTGTTTAAACTGCTTAAAGCAAAAGACTTTACGAATATGCGCAAGTGGGTTGCTCTTAATTCAGACCAAGATATGAATGAAATGTTCCGTCGTATCTATGATATGGCTACAGATAAAGTTCAAATGAAATCTATGCCTGGATTTGTTGTCACATTAGCAGACTATATGTATAAAGCCAACTTTGTTGCAGATCTAGAAGTTAACATGGTTGCTTTCCTTACTGAAGTCATGATGGAGGCTGAATACAAATGAAGTTTATTCGTGAAAATGACAATCTAACTAAGATTGAATTTGTAGTAGAAGAACATGCTTCACTTGATGAAGTGCTTGAAGATTTTCAAAACTTCCTCCGTGCTTGTGGGTATGTAATTGAATATAACAAAGTTCTTGATTTTGTGGATATGGATGAATGAGTATGTGGATGAACAAGCTTATTAATAAACACACATGTCATTTTTGTGAAAAAAAGCTTGATAAAAAAGACATCTACTCCATAAATATGGATACATTAGAAGGACATCATACAGTTAGTGCATGTCATGATTGCGCAATGGAATTTGACAAGATTCTTAAAGATATTGAGGATATACATAATGAGTAAAGATTATAGTCCGTTCGATTTTATGAATGCAGTATCCTTTAGTAAAGAAGATCTAATTCATAACAATGAAAATCCAAATCTTATTGAAAAACAATATACTCCTTATATGGTAAATCGCGGATTTACTAACTTTGAGGATACAATTCTCCATGCTAACGAAATGAATATGCGCCATCATTTGTTTCCGGCTGCTCAATTTGATTATTATCGAGGAGCATTGCGCAAACGTAAACGTTTTTCTAAATGGCCCAAAGCAGAAAAAAGCACAGATCTTGATACTATCCAACATGTATATAATTGCAATCGCACCGTTGCAAAAATGTATTTGAAAGCTTTATCAAAAGAAGATCTTCAACAATTGCATAACAAGATGATAACAGGGGGAGTGTGAAAATAATAAATATTGTAGATGGTCATGGTGGGCATCGTGATAATAATAAACAATAATAAAGGTGCTATAAGTTATGCAAAATGAAGACATTTTTAAGGGTGTCGGTATCGAAATTTCACTTCCCTCTCCAGATAGTTTTTTAAAAGTTAAAGAAACACTAACTAGGATTGGAATATCATCTCGCAAAGAAAGAAAACTATATCAAACTTGCCACATTTTACATAAGCAAGGGAGATATTCTATTCTCCACTTTAAAGAGTTGTTTATTTTAGATGGGAAAACGAATACATTTACCGATGAAGATAAATCTAGAAGAAATACTATTGTAAATCTATTAGAAGAATGGGAGCTTGTTAAAGTAGTAAATACAGAACAGGCACAAGACCCAGTCGCACCTCTTAATCAAATTAAAATTTTATCTCATAAAGAAAAAAACAACTGGATTTTAGAGGCGAAATATAATATAGGAAAAAAATGATATGAATGATGTGAAAGTATCCATTAAAAATGGAGAACGTTTGAAATCTTATAATGCTTGGAATAAAGAAATGCCTATTGTAGTGAAAGGTGTTGGTAATGTAAAAGATGCATTCCAGCTTCCACCTATGGTTAGAGTAATTATCCCAACAGATCTAGAAATTACTGATGAATCTATGCAAATTTACATGGATCCTCAGGTTTCTCTTAAAAAGGCTTTGATTCTATCAGCCGGTGTTCAAATTGCAACAGAAGCCGGTAAATTAGAATTGTATGTTCAAAACACTTCAGATAGTCTAGTAACTATTTCTGATGGTGAAATTTTAGCAAAAGCCTTGACATTCAAGTAAAAAAGTATTATATATAGTATTAGGAATGCCGTAGAGGGTTCCTAATACTCAATCTTGCTTAATAAAAGGAGATAGCAAAATGAATACACGTAGAATCACTACAGATAGCTTTAAATACGACCCTTTCTTTATTGGTTTTGACCGTATGGTTGATAGACTAAAAGAACAAACACCGGGTCAGTCTAATTACCCTCCATATAACATCGTTAAGACAGAAGACAACCTTTATGAGTTGCAGTTGGCTATTGCTGGCTTCTCTCAGGATGATCTTGATATTGAACTTAAAGCCGGTGTTTTAACCATTGAGGGTAGAAAAGAAGATGAAGACGAAAAGAATTATCTGCATAAAGGTATTTCAGCTCGCGCCTTTAAACGTGTCTTTACATTAGCAGACACCATTGTTGTAAATGGCGCTGATCTAGCTGACGGTATTCTAACCGTTAAACTAGAAAACATTATCCCAGAAGAAAAGAAACCTCGTAAGATTCTTATTGGTCACAATAAGCATGACGAGCTAGAACTTCTAAACGGATAAATATAAAACCAGGAGGGTGAAAGGCCCTCCACTTTATACACACATCACAAGGAGAAGTAAAAATGAAAATGCTAGTAAACTATTTTCAAAATGCAAAGTCAGACTTTGTACGTAAAACTATTCAAGACGAAACACTTGCAGCAGCAGCTCAAGACTACATCAAAGCCCAAACAAATTTCGCTCATATGCTCTTAGATAATACTGAATCTATGATGAAATACACTTTTGATATGATGACTAAAGGAGTGAAAAAGGATGAGCAATAAGAACCCATTCGAAATTCGCGCTGATATGCTTAAATTGGCAAAAGATTACATGGATCAACAATACCATATGAACATTCAGTTCTATGAGAACATGGTTGCAGAGGGTAAGAAAACTCGCGAAGAGTTAGAAACTCAGATGAAAAAAGCTTATGAAATGTATTCTATGGAAGCTTTAATGGAAAAAGCTAAAGAAATGTATTCTTTTGTTTCTACTAAGGAATAACGGGGACAGGCTATACGCCGTTCGATTAAAGGGAGCTTCGGCTCCCTTTTCTTATGAGAATGCTCCGGTTAACCCATAAGGAAGCATAGAACCACCAGGTGTGGTTGATCCACCTCCACCAACATTAATCATACTTACACTCTTTCCACCATCTGCCATAGTAATTGTAGATCCACCAATATTAACTGGTTGGATAACATTCATTGTTGAATTACCGCCCGCGCCTGATGCAATTGTAGCAAGATTAGTTGCATTTGCAAATTTAGGTTCCCAATTTTCTGTAAAGTATTGATCTAAGAATCGGCCTGCTGCAGTATTAATTGGAACAACTGCTTCTCTGCCATGAAGAATAGAAAAAGTTCCTGCACCGAAATCGCGGAAACCTTTTGTACCCATTCTAAAACTAAAATCTTCGGCATATGAATTATATAAATCTAAAATATTATCTCTAAAATATGATCTAGCATCGTTTGCTCCCATGCCGCTCAAAGCATCTAAATCAGCCTGTATTGCTGGGAACATTCCTCTTAATCTTTGTAATTGTTCTCTTGCATATTGTCTTTGCTCTGGTCGACTATCTTCATCATCAAGCATGTCAACCATTCTTTCAATCCATTCCAGCATACCTTCTTGCATGACTGCATTATCTAGATTTGCCCTATAGGCAGTAACAATATCATTCAATTCTCCTTGTGCAACAGCTTGGCCACCAAGTACTGCAACTTCGGTTCCATTAAGCGCTCCTAACCCTGGAATTGCTGTAAGATCTACACCACCAGTTGGCCCGCCTGTGGCGAAATCAATTCCCTCTTGTGCAGTCATCGCTTCCATTTCTCTACGCGCGGCGGCTGCGGCGTCTCTTTTTGTTTCTTGATACCAGTCATATATACCTTTACCAAGAACAAGACCAACGCCAACCGCAGCGGCTAGAAGCAATCCAGGAGCTCCTACAGTAACACCAAAAATGGTAGCAAGTGTTGCAACACCGGTAGCAAAAGTTAAACCCATTGTTGCTGCATCAACACCAACTTCTGCAATATTTTGTGGTACACCTACTTCGTCAGTTAAGTAAGATACCACTTCATCTCCATACATCCAAGCAAGAGTAGTAACCGCACCTAAAACAGTATTTCTTAATGCTCCTAGGCCTCTTTGGCCGGGTGTTTGCGGTGCTGCACCAACTCTTGGACCATTTCTAGTATCTAATGCACCTTGGACCATTCCTCTAATACCTTGTCGAAAAAGAGTTCCACCGAGTATAATTCCTGGCAATGTAACAAGCCAATCATCAAAATTTGCAACAGCATCAATCATACTGTTTACTGCGTTTTTTAATCCTTCCCAATTAATCTCGCTTAAGGTCGTAACAATTGGTTCTGCTAAACCAACAATATTTGTAACAGAAGATACTGTATCACTTGCTGATTGCGCTAGAGCATTCCAATCTGTGTTGGCCATAGACTGTTCCATATTAGACCAACTACCGCCTGTTGCTTCATCAACCGCACCTTTTAAAAAATTATAAGCAACAAATAAACCTGCTCCGGCAATTGCCAAATCTTTCATAGTACCTAAAATACTTCTAGCAGAAAAAGCTTTTTCAATTTTGTCGCCGATTTTTTTTATGTTATCATCATCTTTTTTATCTGAAGATTTATCCTTTTCTTCAGAATATTTTTTAGATTCTTCGGCTTTTAATTCATCAAATTGTTCTTGTGTTTTTGCGCGCTCAACTGCTTCTTGTGCAAGGCCTGCTTGCATTTGCAAAATTCTTGTTTGCTCAATAACATTTGCAGAAATAGTATTAAAAATACTTTCAAATTTATCAAGTTGAATTTTTACGGACCTAACAGAATTCGTTCCGCTGTTACGAATTAAATCGCCTTCGGCTTTTAGTCTGTCTATAATTGCCTGTGTTTCTGGTGATAAGGCCATTTTATTTTATCCGTTTTGTTTTTCTTTTTGTTGCTCTATAAATTGTACTAGCATAGCAAAGTAAATATCTCTTTCATAAGGAATCATGCTTTCTAATTCATCTATTGAGTATTTATGATGCTGCGCCATCGAGAATATCATTTGGTAATAATCAGAAAGGTTTAAATGACACAGCATTAGATAAAAAAAGTGCGCATTCCTTCTATAACAAATGTTTTTTCAGTTCCAGCTTTATTAACATATTTCAATTCATGACGAAGTTTTGGCATTGTTTGGAAAAAGTTTTGAATTGCCTTTATAACATCAGCAGTTAAATTTTCCATAAATGAATCAATATCCTCTGAAGAATAATCTTTAAAATGATAAATTTCATCTTCAGATGCTAATTTATCTAAACAAGAAATCATAATAAAATAACTTACTAAAGGATCGTTTGGATTACTTTCAATAATTTGAATAAATTGATCTATATTTGGATATTTTAAAAACAATGTATATGTATCATTAATTTTTATTTCTTTACTATGATTATCATCCTGAGAAAGTTTAATATTGTCTAAATCAATTTCTAAATTTACAACTTCTTCGGTGTCCGGATCTTTAATTGAAAATTTAACATTATTATCTACAGATTTAGTTCTTAAAACTAACATAATGTATTCTAAATCAAACATTGCTAATTCAGAAATGTCTTTATCAATTAAACAATTATTTACTACTTGTTTAGATGCTAAAACTTCTTGTCCTGCTTCTTTAGACTCTTGTGCCACCAAAAGAATTTTTTCTTCTTTAACCGTAAACGGTCTATATTTAATTTTTTCTCCCGTTGATGGAAGTTCCATCTCAAAGATTGGCATATCAATTTGGGGTAGCGCCATAATTTAATTTCTCCTCATTATCTAAGTATTTGGTTTAGTTGATTACGAACTCTTTGTCCAAATGTATCTAATCTAGTATATGTATTTACTGCATCTTGAATTCCTTGTGGTACTCCACCAAACCCAAGAAACTGACCAATAGCTCCAACTTGATTAATTAATCCAATAAGTCCGTTGCCTCGGCCAAAGCGGGCAGATGGTGAACCAATTTTTTCACCACTAAATTGTATTTCGTCATATTGGAAACTTACTGGTAAAACTGCGAATTGATCGTTGTTTTCCCACGCAAGATCTACGTCTCCCATTTGTATTGGAAATGCATTTCTTAATACTACTTCATAAAATTGTCCAGATGTTTGATAATTTGTTGAATAATGTCTAATGACTACAGTGGCTGCATATTCGTCTTTATACCCAACTTCAAACGGTAATTTTCCATCAACTTCAGAAAAAGAACCGGCTTGTGTACTAAAGTTAACAATATGCTGTGCCCACGAATGAAAAAATGACATTACTTGATGATCAGAATCTAACATAAAAATTGCCTGTACTGGTTCTGGGTTCCATGCAACTGGCATTACTTTTCTCATTTGTCCTACATTTTCGTATTGAACAGTATTAAATACCATTCCAGGAATTGTAGCATTTTTACAAAAGAAACTTAAATCTCTTGAATTTGCTCTTGTTGTTACGCCTGGATAATTAAAAATTTGGACTTCAAATAGCGAACCTCGCATAGGACCGCCAAACCAGTCCATCTGCGATTTAAATTCTGATATATTAAACGCCATTTTATCCTCTTATAATCTTTCTAGAATCAGCATATACTTTAGTTGCACTAGCACCAACAAATTTTTGAGTCGGTAAGAACAATGCAATATCCCATTCTGTTGGATTAATATATGCTGGTTTTGTTCTCACGTGCTGGGTCAAATAATGTTTAATGGTTGGTTTAAATTCTTTAAATTTAGCAGCCCCAGCCAAAATTTTATATGACGCCATTAATTTTGTTGATTCATCAAAATTTTTATTATTTAAAATAGTATACAGTTGATCCATTAATTTAGCTCTTAGTATTGGCGGTAAATAGTGCATATTTATACCTAGAAATCCGCCCTTAGCTTTATTTATTGGAAATATGAGAGGGAACCTATCGTAGTATGGTAATGTGTCTTTATGCTTTGGATCATAAGCAAATAAGTACATATTACCAATTCTGAATTGGTTATCTTGTCTTCTTTCTGTATCTCTTTTAAGTTCTCTAATTAATCTATCGCCTTGAGATCTATTACGAGCTGTTTTAGTAACGCCCATAGCTTGGTCTCTATACCATTCTCGAGCTGCAGCAGTACGTGCTGGTACTTGACCAGAGCGTATGCCTCTAAGTAAAATATCGTCGAATACTGCTGCCATTTATTTAATTCCTAACTGATCTTCTGTATATATTTGAAATTCCCAACCCTTTTGAGCACAATACGCTCGAGCT